GACAACATCCAGACACGATTGCCAACTACACTAGTTGGTGGTCGTATGAGATCACATGTTGAAGTAATGGACACTGATGTCATTGGTGCCTCACAGATTGCTGCAAGTGCTATCGGTGTGAGTGAGGCCCCATTGCTTGCGAATCTGGATACCACAGTGAGCAGTCGAGCAGCTCCGGGTGCTGCCATGGATCTCGTGGTGAATGCCGTGGATGCCAATGCTTTGGCTTACGACGCATTGGTTGAGATCGATGCAGAGTTGTCGTCTGTGCATGGGGCTGGTGCTTGGGGTACGGTTGTGGTTCCTTCTGCCATTGCTGCGGCAGTCTGGGATGAGGTTCTCCCAGGGGCACACCCTGTCAACAGTGCTGGTGAGCGTCTTGCTACAACTGACAACAGTGTAGATGCGAATGTCAGTACGAGGGCATCTGCATCAGCTCTAGCGGTAGTTCAAGCTGATGCAGACGACATTCAAACCAGACTTCCCGCATCTTTGATCTCTGGGAAAATGAGGTCACATGTTGAGGCAATAGACCCAGGGACAATCACTTCTGTTGAGGCTCCATCTTTGGCTAACCTGGATGCAGCAATCAGTTCTAGAGCTGTTCCGGGCGATGCTATGGATTTGGTCACAGATGCAGTGGACGCCAGTGCGCTAGCAACATCAGCAGTTGCTGAAATCGATGCTGCTCTCACAGCAGCTCACGGAGCTGGAAGTTGGGGGTCTCCATCCGGTTTTACAGATGTAGCAATGCTGGACATGTTTGTGCTGAGTGGGAACCTGACAGCTTTGGCTTGGCATGAGGTTAATGGTCAAGTTGGTATCACTTCTCTTACTTGTACAGTTGACTTTTTCTCTGACAATGGGGTTCTGTTGTTTACTGTATCTGATTCTGCTCCTGATGCTCAAGGAGTTTTCAAACTGACCAACTTAGTCTCTGGATTGAATTACCGACAAATAGGTTATGCTGTGACTTCAATTACGATTTCTGGGCCTAGGACCATCAAGTCTGTTAGAGTGGTCAGTCTTGGAATCGATGATCGAACACCGATGACGGTCTAGGAGCGAACAATGTCATGTATCCGCGTACTTCAGGGAACTGCAACCTGGCTGCCAGTTATTGCAGCCAATGTTGGTACAGGTGATCCTAGGACCGGAATCCTGTTCAACCAGGTTGATGTTTCCTACAAGAAGGCTACTGATCTTACTTTCACACTCAAGACTCTGGCTGGGCCTCCTGTAGACTTCAGGGAGAATGGGAATGGAATCTATGAGGTTCTGTTCTCTAGTTTGGAGCTTGGGGTTCTTGGATCTTTCTTCTATGTCGTCAACGGTAATGGTATTCTTCCTGTTCCAGCAATTCGACAGTTTGTTGGGCAGGCTTTTGTCGAATCCTCCAGCACATTCACTCCTGGAACTATCTCGCTCCTAACAAATGTGATCACTGGGAATCTGGTCAACTTGCAGGGACAGGCGATGATTGGGAAAGCTGTTAGTGCTCGGGTGCTGTCTGCACCAACTATTCTAGGGATCACTCCGAATGTTGGTGGAGTTGGAGTGGATATCATCAGTGCCAAAACAGACTCAGGTGGATTCTTTGCCATTGAGTTGGTGCAGGGAGCTGTTGTTGACATCTCAATACCTACGATCAACTATCGTCGAACTCTGACCGTGCCCATCAACTCAACAGACAAGCTCTTCGATATCCCATAGGGGTAGACCATGGCGTCTCCAACCTCCATTGTTGTGACTACTGATCTCGACGAGTACAGCAAGTTCGAGATTGATCGGAACACCATTCAGGTGTTCTGGACCGCTACAGGTCCATCCAGCATGGCTGGGGAAGTATTGACCTTGAAGCTGGTCAAGGCGAGAAGGCTTCGGGATGCAGTAGCCTACACCAAGTCCATCACCATTGTTGGTTCTGGAACTACAGATACCGGATCAGTCTCCATCCACCTTCCAGATGTGACTAGTACAGATAGCATCAACCTGATTCGCAGAGGTAGTTACTTTATTGAGGTGGTTTCTGTCAGTGCTCCATTGGTCAAGGGAGTGACGGCTGATTTCTCTATCAGCATTGTCACCTCTCAGGAACTTCGGAAGAGCTACCTGTGGGGTTTGGATTTGAAGGCCAACGATATTCGAATGGTGGTGTTTCAGCCCAAGCAGATCACTGGAATTGAAGTGGTCTCCATGAGTGCCAACCATCCGGCCATATTTGCTCCGCTGACCTATGTGTACAACGGAACAAGTGGAAGCCGTCAAATCTCATGGGGGGCAGGCCCCCTCATTACGATCACTGCCCCTGGCCGATACATGCTTCGTTTTGATTGCACAGGTACTCACTATATGGTCATTCAGGTGAGGACTCTAAGTTTGCTTCCTATAGTAAATGCCACTGATGATCTTCTGGTTGAAAAAGACCAGATGACGGATGCCATGCTTCAACGTTGGATCAGCCAAGCTTGTGACTGGTGGGAGAACGACAAGATCTCAGTGTTTCTGGAACCAACCAAGATCGTCACGGACACTGATCCTTCTCTCAACAGTGACCCTGATTGGGATTTCATTGTTCCTACCATCACGTTCTACCCCACTGTTTCGGCAAAGTGGATCGATATCCTATTCCCACATCCTAGTTTGTTGAGAGTTGATCAGCTCTTCGGTCAGGTTGGTAGTACCAGGATCGTGGATATTGATCTTAATTGGTTGCAGGTGAGCGAGAAGAATGGTTTCTGCCAGCTTGTCCCCTTCAACACCATATTGGGTTTCAAGTTCATTGGTCTGGTCTGGGTGGAGTCTATTCGAGGGGTTATCGAGCTGCCTGGGTTCTGGCACTTCAACGCTGTGGCTGGCCTCAGGAACGTTGACGCAGTGGTCCTGGAGATCCTGGCCAAGAAGGCTGCCATCGACGCTCTGACGGTTGCTGGGCACGCCTATAGAGGGGGTTTCTCGTCTCAGAGTGTGAGCAAGGATGGTGTCAGTGAGTCGGTGAGCTACACAGCTTCGGCCATTTATGGCATCTACAGCGCAACTATCGAGGATTACAACAAGTTCATCAATCGAGAGATCAAGAACCTTCGAGGAAGGTACCGAGGGCTGAACATGTTGACGGTTTGATCAAGGGCTAGCCGTGGTTCTAGAACTGACATATAATACGGGGCTTAGAAGCCAGCCATGACCAAGACCAGGGACGAAGGAACTCAGCTTTTCAGTGCTCCCCGTGGGGGGAACGTGGGGCTGGGTATTGACTTCTCTCCTGGATTTGGGGCTCACGAAGGATTGATCAACAATCGTGGAGAGGATGTGATCCACGATGTTGGTATGCGCTGCCCATGTAGTGCTGAGGATGTCCACGCTGGTCAGATTGAACAGAACCAGGTCCCTCGTCGGCGAAGTATGATTGGCTGTCCTCTATGTCGAGGAGAGGGGTACATTTTCCGTCGTCCTCAGAAGATCTGCGCCCTGATCACCGGCATCTCCGAATCTAAGACCAGGATCGAGGGAGGGTGGGCTCAGCCTGGCGATTGCATGATGTCCCCTCATGCTGGTTACATGATAGCTTCTCACGACATGATCACTTTCCTTTGGCCTCAGCCAGTAGGGGATGGGCAAGTGATCGTGAGGGGTGCAGGGACCGCTAGCGACAACAGCCAGAGGGAAACATTCCTTCAAACTAATGAAGATCGACTTTGGTACAGCGCAACTGAGGGGATCTGGTGTGAAGGGGATGACGGTGTGCGTTACTATCCAGAGGGAGATTTCCTTCTGGATGGAAGCAAGATCATAAAGTGGGTGGGGAATCGACCGCAGGCGGGTCAGTCATATGTTCTCAAATATGCTGCCTACTTGGAGTGGATTGTTTTTGATCCTCCGGCTACACGAAGAGATCGTAATCGTGACCTCGGTTCTAGAGTCGCTCTGCGAAAGAGGCATGTGGCGTTGGTCAACAATGACCCAAGGCCCAGAGTGGGGGACAACATTCCCTTCTGCGCCAGAATTCAGAACTGCTGATGGTTCGAATTGACGTGACAGTTAACGTGGCTGCGGTGACCAACCTGGAGGAGAAGATCTCCAAGGCAATGGAACGTGGTCTGCGTGATCTCACCGTTGGAGCCCACCGTGTGTGGACGAGAGCTGCGGGTGGTCATCTTCACAAGACGAAGCGAAACTACATGATGGCTTTGAGCCATCACAAGGTGGATGCTCACTCCACAGAGATTGTTCTTCATCATCCGGACAATAAAGTCAATTGGTTGGTAACTGCTCTTGAGGTTGGGTATGGAGCAATTGATGTGAAGAAAGCTTTGCTGGCTTCTTCAGCAGCAAAGAGTTGGTCTCAGTACAGCAGCAAACCTGGTCAGAAGAAGATCGGGGGTCCCTTTCTGGATGTGCCCTTCAAGAAGGGTCAGTCCAACAATCCAACTCATTTCAGAAGGGTGAATCCTGCATCAACAGGGTGGCAGCATCAGGGGTTTCGGCCCATAGGGAAGGGAGGGCTTGCAACACCACTTCGGGAGGAGGCCAAGAAATATCTTCATGAGGAGGGTCCTAGGGTTCTGAAGGCGATCTTCGACGCAATCGGAAAGAGTAAATGAGCATCGTTCCTGAATACATCATCCAGCAGGTACTTGTGAAAGGCTTCCGCGCTATTCGCGATGATGGTCGTATTGTGGATATGCTCTTTCGTAATCTTCGTCAAGATGATCTTGACAAGTTGCGTACTTTCTTTCAAGAGTCCACTATCGATATCAACTTGAACTATCCTGATCAAGATCTTCATCTTCCAGCAATAGTGATCCTGCTGAAATCCGAAGCTGAGAGCCAAGCCTTTGTTGGCAATTTGATGGAAGGCCCCCAGATGGTGCGTTCACTGGGGCATCCTTTCCCTAAGGATGAATTGCGAGGGGATGCCACGGTTCTGGGAGCTGGTTCTGTGTCAACCACGGGTGGGGGCTACAGGATCTATCTTCCCCCCACCAAAGCCACAAAGGGAGAAGATGCAGCAGTCCACATTGCTGAGGGTTTGATCAAAGTGGTAGATCCTTTCGAGGAGGATGTGTTTGTTGTCATCCTTGAGGGAACAGGAGCTGGGCAGACTCGTCAGATCATCATGATTGATCCTGTGGGAAGTGGGTTTGATTCTAAGATCACTGTCACTCCTTCTTGGGCTACGAATCCGGATAACACCTCTGTGATTGAAGTTCGAACGGCTGCTGATCAGTCTGGGGTGACAGGAGAACCTTCCAAGCTGTTCACGTCTCAGGATATCATTGAGCGGAGGGGTGTCATCTATCAGACTACCTACGATCTTTTGATTGTGGGCTCAAACCCAGAAACAACAGTCTTTCTCTACAGTGTAGTGAAGGCTCTTATCTTCCTTAACGAACATTTTTTGATCAAACAAGGATTCATGAATCTGGCCATGTCAGGAACGGACTTCTCTCCACGCACGGAGTTCTACCCTGATTTGGCATATCAACGGGCTTTGTCTTTAACGTTTAGTTACTCTTTCGATATTTACCAGAAGGCGTCGGAGGCATCCCTCATTGATAAGATCACAGTGGGGTTGGCAGTTCATGATCCTGATGTTGATGACTCGGAAGATCCAGGTCGCACAGTGATCGAAACCACTTTGGACCTGACACCATAGGAGAACTGCAATGGCAAAGACACCAAGCAAAGATTTGACCAGTGCTGGTCCTCCCGTGGCCAGCATCGAGGAGAAGGTTGAGGCAGTGGCTGAGCCTGTTCTGGAGACAGAGCAGCCAGTGTCATTCAGTCGGTGGTTCGCAGCCAAGGGTTTTCGGGCTCACTGGAAGGATGGAATGGCAGCGTTCACCAACACCACCATCAAACGAACCATGTCCGATTGGGACAGGACGTTCAAAAGCTACTAAGGAGAGGACACCATGGCAAGGTCCGTCACATTCAATGGAATGACCCAGTTTCGGCCAGGTGGACTCACCAAGGTCGATGCGAGTGCTCTTGCTCAGATCAGTTTGGCGACCAATGGCATCATCGGTCTGATCGGTGAGGCTGATGGTGGGGAACCGGGGGTGGTGGTCACCCTTGATGATCCTGCTTTGGCTAAGTCGGCTTTCCGCAGTGGCCCCTTGGCAGATGCCATTCGGGTGGTGTTCGATCCCTCAAATGATCCTCGAGTTCCCGGAGGGGCCTTTCGATGTCTCTGTGTGAAGGCCAATCAGGGAACTCCGGCATCCCTGGTTCAGTACAACAAGATCGCAGCAGATACGGCTGCGGTTGGTTCTACAACCACGCTCATCAACCTGACCACAGGTGCATTGGTCGCCAGTGAGATGATTGGAAACATTCTTCGGATTGGTGCGGAGGATAGACCCATCACTGCCAACGCAGTGGCTACGATCACGGTGTCTCCTGCGTTCTCAGCAGCTCCTCTGACAGGAACTGCATTGACCATCTTGGCTCCTGTGGCGACGGTCAAGTCTAGAGACTACGGACTGCACACGAATCAGATTCAACATGAGTACGAGCCTGGCGCGTCTTCGGGTCAGGCGTGGACTACCATGTTTGACAAGGTGGCTCAGATTGGGGAGGACATCGGTGGGAAGTCCTATCTCCAACTGGAGTACATTGGTCAGTCTGCTCGCGTGGTGACTGCTTCTGGAACCGCTTCAGGTGGTTCTGGAACCACCATTGTGGATGCCACAGCCACCTTCACAGGGATGATCAATTTCTTTGTGGAGATCACTTTGGCTGGTGTGATCAACCTTAGGAAGATCTCACTTACCACTCCAGCTACGACTCTGACTGTTTTGGCAATGAGTGGTACTCCTGTGGCAGAAGCGTACAGCGTCAGGAAGGGCCAAGTCCGAAACGGAACTGCCACGGCTGGTGGTGCTTCTACGATCACTTTGGAAGTTGCTCTCAACCTGGCTCTCAATGAGATGGCTGGGCTGATTGTGGTCATCACTGGTGGTACTGGTTCTGGTCAACGACGGTCCATTACTTCCAATACGGCTGGTGTGAGTTCAGTTCTCACGGTAGATCAGCCTTGGACTACCACTCCTGATCTAACCTCCACCTATGAGATTCGCTATGCGACAGAAGCAAAGGCGACTCTTGCAGGATCACTAGGGAAGGCAACGTCCCTCAAGACCTACGTGGCAGTTAACGGTGCTGTGTCGGGTCTTGACAAGACCTTCACGTTTGCCACCAACCAGACATTGGAAGAGCTAGTCGCAGCTATCAACGCCAACGCGGACTACAAGGCGACTGTCCCTGGTGGGATCAATGGCAATACCTTCCTGGTGAGGGACTTTGACTTTGATCTTGGGGATGTGGATGTGGACATTCGCAGCGACAAGGATGCAGTGGCCACTCCTCCTACCCCCACTGCCAATGTCCCTGTTCCATGGGCCAACAATTTCCGTGCTGATCTGTGGGTGATGATCCGGGACATCAACGAAAAGAATCAGAATGTCATTGCCACTCGTGCTTCTGGAATCAGCAAGGGAGCTGGCCAGGGTCGTCCTGAGTTCACTGGTGGCAGCATCGGAAACCCAGGGGACACCTTCAAGTACCTCACAGGTGGAACGAGGGGGATCAGTGCCAACTCCAATTGGCAGGATGCCTTTGATCTGTTGCTCAAGCAACGATGCAACTTCGTGATTCCCCTCATCGTCCGTGATCTTGTTGAGGAGGACCTTGGATCAACGGCTACCTGGTCCTCTGTGTCTGCCCAGCTTTCAGCACACGTCAAGGCTGCCAACGGGATCGAGAAGACAGAGCGTGGTGGTGTCATTGGATATCGTGGCACCAAGACCAATCTGATCTTGAAGGCCAATGCCCTCAACAACACGGACATCCAGATCGTTTCTCAGAAGCCCATGTGTCTGGATGTGGGGGGCACCCTGAAGGTGATGGATGAGTGGGCCATGGCAGCTCTGGCTGTGGGCATGCGAGCTGGAATGCCTGAGGTGGGTGAGCCTCTGACCCACAAGTACCCCAAGACCACAGAGATTGCCCAGGACAGCAGTTGGGACCCATCGGAGAGGACGGATGCCAACCAGTTCATCCAGGCTGGTATCCTTTTCGCGGAGACGATCAAGGGCAAGGGCATTCGCTGGGTGCGGGACATCACCACGCATGTTCAGGATGACAACCTTGCCTACATGGAGGGAAGCGTTCGTGATGTGGTTCGCTTTGTGTCCTATGGTCTTCGCACTCTACTGGAAGATCGATTCACAGGTGTCAAGGCCACCCCCACCAACGCCACAGGCATCAAGGACACAGCTTCGGAGTACCTGGAGCTGGCTCGGTCCCAAAACCTCATTGTGGACAGCACTGACGAGAGAGGTGCTGTCATCAAGGCATTCCACAATCTGCGGGTGAAGATCAGCGGAGACGTTGCAACCATCCGAGTAGAGATCTTCCCTGTGGTTGGGATCAATTTCCAACTCAATGAAATTTTCCTCCAGCTACCAACACAGGCTGCATAGTTTCAATAGGTTACATATATGGATTGACCTTGAGTTGAGTAACATGTAGCCTCCTAGTTAATAGGAGGTTACATGAAACGTCTTGAGATGGTAGGACGCCATTTTGGAAAATGGTTGGTTCTAGAGGAAGTAGAGAAAAGAAACAACAAGCGAGCATTCCTGTGCCGATGCAACTGTGGAAAAGAACATGTGGTGATGGGAGACAATCTTCGTTCAGGAGATTCTACCCGTTGTCAATCATGTTCATCCAAAATCAAAGGTCCCAAACGGAAGACACATGGTCTGGCCGGAACCTCAATTTACGCAATCTGGAGAACTATCAAGGTCAGGTGTCGAATACCTTCATATATAGGATTCAAGTATTATGGTGGAAGAGGAATCGATGTTTGCGAACGATGGTTCGACAGCTTCGAGGCGTTTCTGGAAGATATGGGACCTCGACCATCGTCCAAACACCAAATAGACAGAATCAACAACGATGGCAATTACGAACCAGGAAATTGTCGTTGGGTTCTTCCAAAGCAGCAACAAAACAACAAACGTAACAACGTGGTGATTTTCTTCAATGGGGAATCGAGATCTGTAGCCGAATGGGCACAAGCACTTGGAGTAAACGAAAGCACTCTCTATATGAGACTCAAAGCAGGGTGGTCCCCCGATAAAGTGATCTCAATATCAATTCGACAGAAACAACGCTAATCGACACAATCTGCGTAGTTAGCTAGAAAACCAAAAGGAGAAGAAGTCATGGCAATCGCGATTCCGGCTCTGATCGATACTCAACTGACTGCGTTTCGAACCTCGATGCAACCAAAGCAGGATTCTGTCACGAAGACTGAATCCTTCGTGGTGGCCCCAGGAGTGCTTGGCAACCGAGCTGCTGATCTTCTGGACATCCTCGCGAATCTGGTTGATGTCACGGGTCTGGTGACGACTGGCACCCATGTGGCTGCTGATGCAGCCAATGGTGTGTCATCGCCAACCGCAACCAACCAGGCCACCGCAGACACGATGGCTGATGAGATGAAGGGTGACTACAATGCCCACCGTGTTGTGACCCCTGCGGTCCATGGGGCAGCGGATGCCACCAATGTGGTGACAGCTCTGGGCAGTGATGGGAGCGAGGCCAGGCTGGTTCTGCTGGCCAACGACATTCGAGTCCAGGTGCTTGCTCACATGGCTCGTGTGACCACTGCTACGCATGGTGTGGCTGATCCAAATGTGGTCACGGTGGCAGCCTGTACCGACACTGCGACGGCAGTCACTCTCATGAATCACCTGAAGCTGATCTACAATGCTCACATCGCGAACATCAATGGTGTGAGTGCCACTGGCGTTGCTGATCTTGGTGCCTACACGGGGGTGAATGCTCTCGTGGGAGCCAAGGTGACGTTCACGGGGAACATCACGACAGCTTTGACTGGGAAGTACGCCTTTGTGATCTCCAACACGACGGGCGTTCTTTACTTCGCTCCTGGATCACTTCCCGCCTCGCCCAGAACTGGTGACACCTATTCGGTGGAGTTCGCAGCCATCGATAAGGATCTGGCGGCACTGAGGGGTGGCAAGGGTCTGGGGGACAGCGCATCGAATCCCTACGGTCCTGGTCCCTCGCTCATCAATGCTCTGATGGTCATGATCGCCCAGCTTGGGGGAGCGGTTCCCTCCTACCTGACTGCCGTGGCAGCTCAGCCGTTCGGGATTGGGAGTCCTCATGCGGCCAACCCGTCGGGTCGTGGGTCAGCAGCCATGATCCTCATGGCTGAGGCCATGTTGGCGGCTCGAGACACGGTGGCTGCCTACACTAAGCCTACGTAGTTCCTGATAAACTTCAAGCTGATACTCTTTGTTCGCCAGCTTGACAGTGGTTCTAGAACTAACGTAGACTCGATCTACCTGTTGTCCACCAGGCCACAGGCTTGGCGCCCCAGCGGTCCTCGACTTCTGGGGCGCCATCTTTCCAGAAACGTGCTCTGGCTCTGACCAGACCTCACGGTCAACCTTCGGCACGTTCGAAGTTCAAAGATCGAAATCAACAACAACTTTGAATAGGAGCTACGTTCATGCCGATCATCGCACCAGATCAATCCAACGTGAAGGGTCCCGGTCAGGTCTTCACAGGTCCACGAGCCCTCTTCAAGATCGGAAAAGATCCTGTTGGTTACGCTGGCAATGTCTCTGGTGAGGAAACCATCAAGTAAGGTGGCCCAGGAGAGAGATCTCTTGAGGAGAACCGCGTGAATTGCTGGAACCCTACAGTGTGTGGCAACACCACGGGAATCAGCAGCCAAGCTCCTGGGGAAACCTGGGAGAAGGTTCAACGACTACCCGATGGGGAAGTCCTAGTAGAGGGCTCTATGAGTCCATCGAAGCTGTACGAAAAGTTGACGCGACATGAGCTTCGCTCAGCAGTGATCGGAATGACTTTGGGTGATTTCAATCTTCAACTCCATGGTGTGAATGTGAGAGCACAAACCTCACATTCGCCAAACGTGCGTGATTATGTGGAGCTGAAAGGAACCATCCTGAGGCAGATTCCGGGTCTTGGATACTCTTTCAAGGATGTGATTCAGGTGAATCGCAAGCTTGGCAAGAGTTATCCTCAGATCAAGATCTGGACCACCACTCATCCATTTCTAACCAAGATCAGAGAGAGGATGTACAGACCTGAGAAGCAGCTCAATAAAGGGCTTCTGGAAAGTCTTACTCCTCTTGGTCTGGCCTTGTGGTTCATGGATGATGGTCACTTGTCCCTTCATCATAATGTGAAGAGATACAGTACCGACACAGATCGATCACCTTCTGAGAGAAGCATCAGTTCGAGACCATTGATCATGAATACTCATTCATTCTCAGAGGAAGAGAATGAAGTGATCTGTTCATGGTTGATGTCTAGATGGGGTATCGAAAGCCAAGTGAAGTGGTCTAAAGGATTCTTCGTGTATATGAACACGGAGAATGCACGCAGGTTCGTGGACATTGTTCGTCCTTACGTTCTTGCTGTGCCTTCGATGCACTACAAGATCAACTTTAAGTACAAGAATGCTTCTTCAGAACTCCTTCGGTTCAATATTGAATATTGGACCATGGAGAAAGGGCACGAGCGCGCGGCATCCTGTGTGCGACAGGATGGTGATATAGTCTGAGCCTCTGGGAAACCAGAGGAAGTGGGGTCTAAACAACTCCACGGTAACAAGCTGCGATTATGAGCCAGTTGACTGCCTTGATCTTCTGGAAGTGAAGGAGCATGTGCCAGTGGCATATCGCTGCTCCCTCAATGCCACGGTGTTTCGGATCATTGGGCAGTCGCTCAAGAAGGTGGGAATCTTCCCCACGATCCAAAGCATCATCACCGCTGAGTCACTGACAGCTTCCATCGAAGATGCCAAGCCCGTTGAGGGTGGACGTAGGACCATGGCGTTCTTCCAGGGCGTGCGGGCCAGTGGCCATTCTTGGGATGTCACATCTCGAGGACTGACTGCTGACAACGTGACTTTTGTTGCCGTGAGGGTTGAAGACGAAAGTGAGCGGTAACCCAGTAATTTCACTGGGTTAGGTAATCCACAGCCTGGTGGAAAACAGGAGAAGATCAGATGGATCAAGGAATGATGACCGCAGTACCCATGCCTCGGGTTTTGGATTTCTTCATCAAGCACACGACCCATGATGGGAGAGTGCTCGAGGGAACCTTCACCACCAAGAAGCTCAGCATCAAAGGCATGGCGGGGATTCAGGTTCGCAAGGTTCAGCTCAACGGAGGCTACTACTTCGATGAGAAGAAGCCTGGGATGGGGATTGATGAGGAGACGGACTGGACCAACTACATGATTGCTCATCTTGAGCAATCATTGATCCGAAAGCCCACGTGGTGGAACCTGGATGAGCTTGATGACCTTGATCTCATCCTATCTGTGTTCAAGAAGGTCGCTACGTTTGAGAACTCATTTGCCTCCCCTCTCCGAGGAGCCGCTGTCGGTGTTCAAGGCAGCCCGGTTGATAGCGGCGGCTCGAGTGAGGGATCCGGGGCTGCTGGACGTGTTGCGGCGGTGGGTGGAGGACAAGTTCAAGCTTCCCTGGACCCATGAGGCTATCCAAAGTCAGACGCTTCTAGAACTACTGACTTCGTACTGGGAGGATTACTACGAGGAACACAGGCTCGAAGCCAGTCGAGATGAGAAGGGTGAGGTCACTTTTGGTACTGGTGATCCTTACATCGATAAGTGGGAACAAGAGATAGCTATGGGTCTCGAACCTGATCTTCTGGAGGACTTGCCATCCTGGCATCGCGATAAAGCAAACCCCAAAGAAGAGAAATCAGAAGATCAGAGTGATGTCTCCAAGGATGGCTTCAAGGACGACTACAGCCGGTTGGCCTCTGGTTGACGGAGCGTAGCCCTAATGCCCAGTGCAGACGACAAAGTAGTCCTCAGTCTCAAAATAGAGATTGCTGATGCAGCAAAAGAGATCAAAGAAATCAGTGGTCGATTAAGAGACATTCATCGAGCTGAGGGGCGGGCCAAAACTGATGAGACGAGAGATCTTCGTTCTCGGCAAAGAGCTGCTGAGACTGATCATAAGCTTAAACTAAGAAGGCTGAAGGAACTTGAAGCTAGTCGTAAGAGGGAAGCAAGGGAGTCTAAAGAAGCAACAGGAGAGATCAAAAAGCAATCGATCTGGCTTCGTGATCTAACCAAGATCCCTGAACACTTCCAGGAGAAGTATTCAGCATGGGCCAAACGTAACCCAAAGCTGGCTGCGGCAGGAAGGGGTGTAAGGACCGCTGGGAAGCTTTTCGGTAGGCCCGCTGCGGCTGCGGCAAGGATGGGGGTTGGGGTTGTAGGGTCGGCCGTCTCAGGGCTTCTGGGGATGCTCATTGGGGGTATCCAGCAGGGCTATCAGACCCACCTTCAGGTGGGCGCGGCCATGGCTCCTCTGGCAGGGATGGGGTCTCGTCCTGGGCAGATAGGAATTGGAAAAGGGATGGGGATGGGCCATGCCCCATCTCAAACCTATCGGCATGCAGCAGGTGTGGGACGGGCAACCGGAGACCCTGGAGCGGTTACGCTGGCTCAGCAGTTTGCCATGGGTGGGGGTGGAATGGATGTTGGGGAAGCTACTGGGATCATGGGTAGCCTTCGCCAAGCTGGGGTGGGTTTCGCAGGGAAAGAAAATCAAACGTCTGCTGCCAAGCTTCTGGGCCAGATGGTTCAGGGTGGGATCATTACTGGCCTTGAGAAAGCTCGTCTCCCTGAGTATCTGAAGGGAGTTGCAACCATGGCTGAGACCATGGGTGGACGGCAGACAGGCAAAGTAGATGTAGGTTCCATCGCCAACACGTTGTCCTACCTGGGTCGGATTCCGGGCATGCAGGGTCAGCGTGGTGTGAACCTCATGCAAACCCTAGATCAGGCGATTCGGTCTCCCGGAGGGGGAGAGGCTGGTCAACAATTGTTATTGCAGTCTCGTGGTTTTGGAAAACCAGGTGGTGAGACTTCCTACTATGATGCTATCAAACAACAACAAGCTGGAGCATACGGAAAACAAGGGGCGTTGAACATTATTGGTTTATTCAAAGAGATATCCGCTCAATATGGTCAACTAGGATCAGGAGTAGGGTCTCAAGAAGCTAATCTTCAAGCCAATACCGTTACGGGTCTGAGTCTTCAGATGATCGAAGGTATTGGAGATATGATCAGTAGTGGTGAGGATCAAGAGGAGATTCTTAAGAAAATTGAAGAGGAAACGAAGAAGTTCAAACCCATCGAAGAACGGGTGGTAGACGCTATCAAAGAGGGGTTTACGGGTGTAGCAAAACGAATAGCTAGCAATGAGGCCAAGTCAGCAAAAATTGGTGCTGAGAGTGCCGATCTGGTCGAGAAGGCTCAAGATGAAACGCACAAGTTGTTAAAAGAATTATTGGAACTTCTTAAGCCACATATGAAAGATATTATTGCAGCTATCAAATATATGGGGGAATTTGCCAGAGAGTCTCTAAAAGCAGGAGTTCAAGGTGGGGTTAAGTATACCACCGAAGCCCTAAAAGCTCTTGTGCAAGGAAAGGGTTTGGGAGGTGTGCTTGAAGCTGTTGGTAACGTATATGGTGAACGTCAACGAGCACAGGATGCCCAGAAACTTAAAGGACAATATCCAGATAAACCACCAAGCGTATTACATAAGATTGCTGAGATTAGGCGGGAAGGTGGGCTTCCAATGGGAGGAATTACTGGAAGCTTTACGGGTTTGTCCAAGGATCAAATGATGGCTCTGATAAGAGAAAAAGAGGTGGCTGGAATTCCTCTCACAGACGAACAGCAAAGAGAGCTTTTTCGTTTCAAGAGCGGGGCCACGCCAGTCAGAACTCATGGTGAGGTGACCGTACCGGCCGAAGAGACACTATCGCCTCAAGGAGCCAAAAAACTCAGAGCAGCCGCTAGAAAGGCTGCTAAGGAAGCTGAGCGGGTACGTCGTAAGCGTGATCGTTATAACCCAAAAGATGATCCTGCTAATAAAGGATATTTTGCACCTAGTACAAGCTCCGATATGGGACCACCGTCATCCCTCGAAACCATGAACAAGCCCGAATATTCGGCTAGT